CATTATTTGGAAGCGGCCAAAGCTTGGTTGACGCTTGTGCCGGCCAACGGGTCCTTCATCGTCCGATGGACCAAACGCCAGATGCAAGAGCTCAAGCGAGATTTCACCAAAGCAACCAAGATCAAGTTTATCGAAAACGGTTTCCGTAATAGCTTCGCGACCTATGCCTTGACGTTTAACGGCCTGCAAGGTGTCGGCAAGCTCGCGCTGGAAATGGGCAACTCAGAGGGGATCTGCAAACGGCACTATGTCAAAAACATCGCGCCAGGCAGCGGCCGCGCCTGGTTCAACCTGCGGCCTTTCGAGGTCGTTTCGTCGGCGGCTGCGAGTGCTTAGAGTTCTTTTTCTTTGGCGCACCCTTAGGCTTCTTAGCTTGAGGCTTTTTCCTTGTTACGAAACGGAGAGGCCATTCCAATTCTTCGCCGGCCTCGATCTGTTCAACATAGGTTTTGCCAACTTCATCGAAAAAATGTGCGCGACCCTTGAAGCGGAGTTTTCGAATCGCGGGCAGGAATCGCTTTTCGATAAATTCGCGGGGCCAATCCACAGTTGAAACGTTTGGCACTCAGATAATCGAATCGCAAGAAGGTTTTGGTGGCAAACCAAAGGTTTTCTTTCAATTTCTTTGAAACGCAATGCATGTTTTCGCCACATAATGACTAAATTGCAACACGCAAAGGTTTGCGCGCATAGTGCGCGGGATTATTGTTACGGAATCGTAATATTTTTATTGCAATTGGTTGGCTTGAGTTCTACTTCTCACTTCTCGCAAACTTTATAGAGATTCTCACCAGCGAGAATTAGGATATTGGCTCTATGGGTTGGTTAATTTTGCTCGTCTATTTATGCGCCTTGCCGTCGCTTTTGAGATTCTTGCGATTTTGCAAAGATAAAGACGACTCGAGCTGATCTCAAAGTTCGTAGTGATTTCCGCAAGCGTGCGCTTGCTAACAACCGGTCTCAGTTGTTAATAACTTGTTAATAAGTCCCCTTTCAATTTGTCGGAAAGGGTTGCAAGAGCTCTTTGGTCTCGAGCTGATTACAAAAAGGTTTTCGGGAGGAGAAATCTAAAAATGCCCAAGCGGCAGCTTGCACCGCAGATCGGTGAGGTTTCGGCGATTGAACATAAAAGCCGAAAACGACGAATCAAACGGCTGGTTCACCTGCGGCTTGGATACGGGAAATCAGCTTTTTTTGATACTCACACTCATCAACCGCGGTATCCGATCGATGAAATTTCGGTCGCTCTTTACAAAGTCCTGTGCAAGGCCAACAAGATCAACAAGCATCTGGAGTTGAGCGTCGAAGAAAAGGTCTTGTGGGAACAAATTTTTAAAGTGATCGCTATCGCGTTTAGTGCGTGTCTCTTACTTTATTACACAGATTTAGATGGAGACGGCGTACCGGATTTCCTCGAGCTGCTAAATCATGTGATTCCCGGCTCCATGTCCACCCAGATCGTTCGGAACAGCGATGACCGGCGAGCCGATCCTGATTGTATCGAGAAACCTCTCGGACTCGAAGATGACGCGATAGAGAAAAGTCTCGGACTGCCGGACCATAGCATTGAGCACTGCTGTTGTCGGATGGCGGAAAACGACCGCTAAAATCCGTCAAGAAAAGCTTTAAAAATTTTTCTCGAGCGAAGCGTTTTCGCCATTCGTTCGCCTTGCACTCGTTTTGGTTCGCTTCGGGGTTTCGTTGAAAAATTGTGTGCAAAGGTTTCCGCACATGAAAGGGGAATCGCGCATGAAAGTGAAACCGTTGTTTTCCGAGCTGGATCGGCGGCGCCGGATTCCAATCAATGAGGTTGCGCAAGTTACCGGTTTCACAGCCTGGACGCTCAGACAATACGCGCTTGATGGTACGATCCCAGGTGCGCGCCAAGCCGGACCTGGCAAACGCCTGAGCTTTGATCGGGATCTGCTCGAGACCTGGTGGCAGGAATTCAACGCACCAAGAAACGGGCTCGCTAAATGAACCCGTTATTTCTTCTTAGCTTTTGGCTGGCGGCCGCGCCGGATCCGCGGCGGTGCGTCGCGCCCAATATCGCGAGGATTGTACAGGCCGACCGCGATCAGGTCGCGCTCAAAGAGCCGGCGCAGATAATCGCTGCGGCTATCGAGGCCGAGCTCCACGCAACGCCGATTGATCGCGGCTTCCATCTCGGGCGGGCAGGAGAAAGAGAGGGATACGTACGTGCGGCCGGCGGTCTTCTTGGTGGTCATGACGCTTTCCAGACGAGGTGCTGTAAGATCCAGAAAAAAGTCGCCCAATGGGCGAAACTGATTGTCCCGATCAAGGCGATTTGTGCAACAATTTGCCATCCAAAACTGGTTGGTTTATTAAACATCAGTCTCCTTTACGGCAACCGGCGGCTGTTCAATCAGAATGTTGCGGACGTCGCGAAAGGCCACATAGGACGCAGCTGCGCCTTCAAAGATCACGAAATGGCCCGTATCTGGCGGGAAGTATATCCATTCGGGCCTAGCTACCCTGATCAATGTGCCTCCACTAGTTTCAATCAAAAACGGTCTGAAAGGTCGATAGGAAATCTGTTTGTGAATCTGTTCGATCATACCAAGTAATATTACGACCGAGTATGAACCAAGCAAAGCAAAAAGTTCCGGTGACTAAACTTTCGATCAGCGTGCCCGTCGAGCTCAAGCCGCTGATCCGGCAACGGGCCGAAAGCCTGGATCTGACCGTGTCGCAGTATATCCGAAAACTGGTCAACGCTGATGGAAAAAGTCCTTAAGTTCGTTGCGATTGAGTCGTAACCATAATATATACATAGTTATGAAACCAAACCCTTTCCTCGCAAGAATCGATAATCGCTGGCGCGCCCGGCGCGTGCTTAAAGCCCTATGGCTCTCCTACCCGGAGCATTCGGCTGGCCGGCGTTATTACGAAGCTATTTTTGACGCGACCTTTTTCATTGCCTAACATCAGATGAACAACGACGACCAAACAACTACGATTGAACCGCCGCCCGAGGTTAACCCGTTCGCCGAGCGGGCTGCGCAGGAGGCGGCTAAACCGCGCAAAGCTAGCATTCTTGACCAGGTCACCGTGCGTAAACGGCGTCGGCCGATTTTTGGTTTGCTCTATGGGCAACCTGGGATCGGTAAATCGACCTTTGGCGCGAGTTTGCCTAAACCGATCGTACTGGCCACCGAACGCCTGGATCAGATCAATGTGCCTAAGTTACCGGTGCCGCGCGATTTCAAAGGGCTTTATGAGCAGATCGATGCTTTGGATAAAGAAGAGCACGAGTACGAATCGATCATCCTCGATACGCTGGACGCCGCAGAGCTCTTGGTTTGGCAGCGGGTCTGTTCGGAAGGCAAGGTCAAATCGATTGAGGAGTTCGGCGGCGGATGGGGAAAAGGATACACCAGGGCGCGCGAGCTCTGGACCGGTTTACTCTCAAAGCTAAGCGACATGAGCGAGCGGTACAATGTCTTGCTGACGGCTCATGCTCACGTCAAAACCTTTGCCGATCCATCGCTCTCGACGCCTTACGATCGGTGGGTAATGAAGATTCACGATAAGAGCGCGGAGATCATCCGCCAGATGGTTGATCTGATTCTGTTTGTCCAGCTGGAGACCACTATCCAAAAGGACACGCCAAAAGCACGCAAGGGCCGCGGGATTGTTAGCGGTGATCGCGTGCTTTGGACTCAGCCGGCGACGGGTTACGAAGCAAAGAACCGGTACGACCTGGAGAGCCCGCTGGAATTCAGCTGGGAAGCGTTGCAGGACGGCATTAACAAGTTTCACGATCGATGAGCTATATATATCGCGGAGAACCAGAGCAGCGGGTTTTCGGACCATTGCCAGAAGGTGATTACCTTTTCAGCGTTGCTTCATGTGATGAGCCTTATCAAAAAAATGATAAATGGATTTTGTCAGTTAAACTTTCCATTCAACCTCAAGGCGTGCCGGTATTCGCTAATCCCTGGACCGGGACCACATCTGGCGGTGAAGCCAGGGATGGAATTGCCGAGTTTCTGCTGGCCGTAAACCGTGCGCCAAAAGTGGGCGAGGAACCAGACTGGCAACGGTTAGTTGGCGCGAAAGGCAAATGCCGGCTAAAGGTGGAAATTGCTAACCAAGGCTCGTTGGCCGGCAAAGAGGTCAATAAAGTGGCTTGGTTCATGAGGCCGAAGCAGGTTGGTCCTGCTGCTGCGGAACAGCCGCGGCAGGCAAGCCAAGCGGCGATCGCCAAGACGATTGGCGCTAAAGATCCCGATCTGGATGTCGAACCGGATGACATCCCGTTCTAAAGTTATGACTCAGTCACAAGACGAACGCGGCGACGAGGTTTGCGCCGGACCTGCCCAATTAAACAGGCAACTCATAGATGAACGCCTGGGCCTGCCGAGTGCATCAGCCTGGCGCCGGTATGAATTGTGCGCGGGCAGCTGGCAGCTTGAGCAAGAGGCTAAGGCTTTGGGCCAATCGGCGCACGAGACTTCCCCTGCGGCTATACGCGGTAAGTTGATCCACCAATGGCTGGCTGGCATTCCTGACGAGGACGGCAACGAAATCAAGCTTGATGATTCCGAGCAGCAGACTGCTGATTTTCTCCAGGAGCGCGCGACTGACCAGGTACACCGGATCTTTGGGGATGAGCCAACCCAGAAACTGGCCGAGAAACGGTTGTGGCTCATCGTCAATGGGCGCAAGGCGGCAAGCGGCCAGTTCGATCAGGTAATTTACACGCTGAGCGTCGCGCTGGTCCAGGATTTCAAGACCGGGTGGCGTGAACCGGACCCGGCTGAGCAGAACGCGCAGATGAAATTGTTCGCCGTTTTAGTCGCGTTACACATGCCCAGCATGTTGCGCGAGGTCGTGGTCCAGATCATTTCCGGGCCTTTCGGCGTGACGGAGGCTAGATATAACCTGGCCGCGCTCGCCGTGGCTTATAACGAGATCCTGACGACGTTGCGGGCTATCCAGGATCCGATGGCGCCGCTCGTCCCGAGCCCGGAGGCGTGTCGTTTTTGTCCGGCGATCAATATTTGTCAGGCCGTGAAAAACTTGATAGTTCCAGTCGCCAAGACGCAGGTCTCGGCGCTACCAGACGGTGCTCGCGGGGCCAAGTTGCTTGATGAGGTTGAACTCCTTCAGGAGCATCTGGATTCAATCCGGGAGCACTATGCTCAGCGACTGACCGCCGATCCGGCCTACGATCTGCCGGGCTACGCGATGGTGCCGGGCAATGTGCGGCGCGAGGTTGTTGACTGGGAGGCCGCCCGACAGCGCCTAGGTGAATGGCTTGACCTATCGGAGATCGAAGCGGCCTCCAATTATCGGTTAGGCGACTTGGAACGCGCGCTGGGCAAGAAGCTGGGCTTGAAAGGCAAGCCGCTCAAGGAACGCATGGGCGAAATTCTGCGCGGGCTGATTGAGGAGAAGTCAAATGCGGCATCGCTCAAACGGGTGAGCGGCAAGCGCTCACTGGTCACGCTGGAGTTGCCGTGAATCGAATGTGGCTGCGTTAGAGGAAGGCTAAAGAAACTGAAATGGATAACGAAACCCAATTAATAGTTATCAATGGCGTCAAGGCGACGCGTACGGGATTAGTTTTTTCAGATGGTATCAATGAAGTCGAATGGGAGGAAATCGGGCGCAATCTCGGCGACGTTGAAACTGCCTATCAATGGATGGTCGGTGACTGGTGGATTTTCGGTGAACAAAAATATGGGGCCCGCCGCCATATTGTTGAAAGTCCGACATGGACAGGGCCTGCCTACGGAACTTGTATAAATTGCGGTACTGTTTGCCGTGCATTTAAAAGACCATTTCGTCATGGGCTTCTTACATTTGCCCATCATCAACAGATCGTCCCGGTACGAGTTTCGAAGCCGAAACTCGCTGACGAAATTCTCGATTGGTGTGAGGAACCGCTCAAAAAAGGTAAGAAAAAGCCGCGCTCGGTTGCCAAAATGAAGGCCGAAATCAAGAGGTGTTTAAATAAACACTTCGAGCCTATGAAAAAGGCAAAGGCTACACCGAAAGATTTTGCTTATATCGAGTTCATGGGGCCAATCGAACAATTCGCCGAACACTCAGATTTCGATATACCAGCGATTGCGAGAGTTCAAATCGAACTCTTTGGCGAACCAGAAATACTCAGCGAGGACTTAGCTGCGTGTAAAAAAGTAGTTAATAGAATCAATAACTTTCTAAAGGAAGTTAACGGCCTATGCAACTCCGACCAGAAGAGCGATTGACTTGGATTATTTCAAGAATTATAGAGGAATTTAAGATAGAAGGTAAAACAAGAGAAGCGCCAGAAATTTTCGAGGTTGCACTGGTGCGCCCTGAAATCAGTCGAGATTCGGCTATCTGTACAGCTTGTTTTCAACGTGGACTCTATGAGTTCGTGCGAAAGACTGTCCAAAAGGATCCCAAGATTATCAGAAGGGAAAAAACTCGAGAGGAGAGGCTAGCGGAGTTGAATGTTCCTTATGTTCAGCGTCAAGTCATTTTAAAGCTGGGCATGGACAATGTTCGGTGCCCGCTTAGAAAAGGCGCGTACATAGACCTATACGGACCGGAACGGGGAACTGCCGATGAAATTCTTTCTGCCGCCCAGGCTTATGATCCAAGCATTAAAGCGCTTCAGCACAAGCGAGCGCTGTTGATGCGTTTATGGCGACTTGTACGCCAAGAGGAAAGGAGGAGCAGCGATGACAATGGCGGCTCGCAGCTATAGAGACATTCAGGAGCTTGAGCTCGTTGAGGAAATTGTAAAATGCTTCCAAGAACACAACGGAATTCTTGGCACTAAAGCCGTTACGAAAAAGCTTATTAAACGGCTTGACCTTGATCCAACCCGGCTCGGAGATCGTTGTCTACCTTTTCGCAATCAGTTTACGTCAATTGTCGATAAAGCAATCCACGGCTTATGCAAGCAAGGAATGTTGTTGCAGCAAACTCAAGGGCAATGGATTTTAAATGACGTATATAGCTGTCCACAGTCGGATTTCTCCGGGCCGATCGAGATTGATGTCAATGAGCTCACGCCACTTGGGAAAGTCGAGCGCTTGATAATGTTGCTTTTCAAGGAGTCAGGCGATCACCTGATCGATCGTCAACAACTACTAGAACTAATAACACCTCAACTGCCGCAGGGTATTTCAGTCAGCACGATTCAGAATGCTCTTTCGGCGCTTGGGAAGAACGGTGAGCAGTATCTGGAGGTCCCAATACGCGGCGCTATTGCTCTAACTCCTAAAGGCGAGAACATTATAAAAACTGGACTTTTTCATTTCCAACACAGGCCGCATGTCCGTCATGGTCAAATGAGAAAAAATTATCCAGAAAAGGAGTTCAAGATTTTGATTCTCTTTGCGCTTGGGCAATCCAAAAAACCGAGCATAGCAGGTCGCGATATCGCGATTCGATGTGCTGAAATCTATACGATAGAACACATCCACGAAGCGATCGGGCCGCACGCACATGATCAAAGACCGTTCGAGAAATACTGTTATAGACTGATCAGAGAACTCAAAAAAGATGGCTACATTACAACGCGAGTTGGTGGCAATGATGCTTGGCATATCACTAAAACTGGATGGTCGAAGCTTAAATCTTCAGACTTCGAGATCCATAATTTTGGTCTAGATTTGCCAACGGAAGAACCTCAGG